GCACCAGACTCCATGTCGGCTAGCTCCTTGTTGGTTGAAAGATTTCCCAATGAGTCCAGTACGATCATGATCCCAGGCCGTTCCGACTCCTTCATAGCTAGATACTTAGTTAAAAGACTCAAACATTGTTGTGAAAAATCTTCGATAGTATTTACGGGACAAATTTGAAATCGGTTCTCATCAATACCACGATTTCTCAGATCGCTTCTATCTTGTACAGCATTCTCCGATTCAAAACATACCACATAGTTGTTTTCATCCAAATCAAGCCACGACTTCACACATGAGAGGACATAGAAGGTTTTTCCTGTTGCTTCCTCTCCAGCAAATCCAGTAACCTTATTTCTCGGTATTCCTCCAAAAATGGAACCAGATACCAAGGCGTTAAGCATATAAGATCCAGTGTCAACAAACTCCTGTGTTTCGGGTAGTTCCGATCCCGATAAAGTGAGCTTGTTTCCCGTTGATTTTATTAGGTCTGTAAATTTACTCATATTATTTGGTCTCCTGCATATCCAGTACACATTTTCTTAATGTAGTATCAGCTGTTTTTGGATTTTGATCTAAGTTAACAATATTATGTCTAAAATCTTCGTAGCATTTTGTTAGAGATGTAAACCGTGCTTCTTGTTTCCTTAGTAACCTCTCATATTCCCGATTCATGTTACTAATACTCTGTTTACACCCAACTACACATGCATCTAAAACACTCGTCAATGTATTGAGTAATGCAGTCGCCGTCATAGTTACGACCCTCTCGGGCTTCTTAGAGCTCACATCAATTTCTGTCGACATACAGGTTGATACTAACAACATCGATAAGATTAATTTCTTCATAATATAACTCCTTATAGGAAGTCCATTAAGCTTGCAACTCTCTGCATACTCCACCCGATAGGTTCCACGATAGGTTGTAGTCCATCCTTGAATGTCTTTTCAAACTGAACTTTTCTATCTAAGAATTGCTCGATGTTGAACTCCTTCGGTACCATGGTCTTCACCGCGATCACCGAATCCTGTATCGGGTTGGGTTGTTTCAAATAGCAATACTTGATTTTATCCCCACTTCTTATTGGTTCAAATTTCTTGTCTAGACCCAGCTTTTTTAGATGCTTATTGAAGAGTAAACTGGCCTTTACATGCATTGGTGTCCCCTTCACATAAGTCAATTCTGGATCGTGGTATTTATGTAAATTATTGACCCCGCGGGGAGACATTATATCCTCCACGGGAAGTTTGTTAAAGAGGGCTTCAGTCTCTTCAACATAATCTATAAGCTCATTTTCGTTGCCCCGCAATATAATCTCAATACACCTTTTGATCCTCTTTCTGCAGAATTCCGGTGTCGTTGATTTTATCGCGGAGATTCCCATTATTTTAAGCTTTGGTTCCTCATATCGGACACCTTCCATATCCCAAAGGTTGAGGATATAGTTTTTACCAGCGACCCAAATAGCTCTGTCAGCTATAGCTTCTCTATCCATATGCATCAACTGTTGGGTACAATTAAGGTTCTCTTGAAGTTCCTTGTAGATCTTGTCCATTAATGGCTGGATATGTTTATTACAGGCTTCATCCAATTCACCCACAATAGTATCCTTATCAAGCTCTTTCCCTATGAACTTCTCCACAAATTCACTCATGTTGATATACAAAGAGTCGGTATCGGATGCAATAATATAGTCTTTGTCATCAGTACCATTCATGGCATTCAAGTACTCATTAACCTTCTTCTCAGCCCATCTGATCACCAGTTGTCCAGTACGAGTTACCGCCTCTGCGATTCTCAGATCAAAAAATCTAAAATACCGATTTCCAATCGCTCCATAACAGCTGTTGAGTTGAATCTTTTTGATAAGTTGAAGATTGTCAAACTTCTTCGCCTTTATCTTGTGCTCTTCCTTCTTAGTCTGTTCATATAGTTTTTTATACTTCTTTGCTTCCTTCTTGTATCGTACCCTATCATCGAACATTCTGGTTAAAGTCTTTGCAACAATACCTTCTTTCTCATTAGAAAATAGTGCGCCATTTGCAGCAAGACACTGGTTATCCTCCATCAAGTAATCCGGTATAGTGGAACCCTCTAGAATCTCATCAACCATACTTTCATTTTTGAACATTCCGGTGATAGTGTCTGGGCTCATATTCCACTGTCTCATCATGGAAGGATATAGACTGGTAAGGTCAAAACTGACAACCCAATCATGGGCTCCGGTTTGAACTTCCTTAACATAAGCTCCAGCGTATCTACCTCTGAATGTCACTTCTGGTTTACATGGGATAACCATGTTATCCTTTCTCAAAGCATTATACAGAATGACATCCCATGTTCGAGCCTGTAGGTAAGTATCCTCATAATTCACTTTGGCGTCATATGCTAAAGTAGTGATCATTTCTATCAACCCTAGATTATGCTCAAATCGGACTACTAATTCAACGTCCTTAATATTATATTCGATGAACTTCTGATAATCATTCTTGTATAGTTCTAGTAATGATTCATACTCCGAGTAGTCAAGCTTCCTCTCATCTAGTTCATGATATGCAATAGTATCAAGCCTGTAGTTTTCTCGTGGGGTCTTGATATGGGTCATGTATGCTCTCATATAATCGATTTGTGATACTCCCAATATATTATATACAACTTCATCCTTACCCCGAATTTCTTCTGTTCCTTCACGGATGATACCCCATGGCGAAAGCTTGTTGACTTCTTTGGGACCAAGTATCTTCCTCCCACGACAAACCAGGTATGGAATATCAAAATACCTCATATTCCATCCGGTTAAAATGTCCGGTTGGGTGATCGATGTGAACTTAATATATGCTCTTAGAAGTTCCTCTTCTGAACCAAAATTCTTATATGTCACATCCTCTCTATGCGGTTTATAGTCTCCATTACCGAATACAAAGTATCTTTTTCCATCGGACACCGTGATCGCAGTAATCTCTTCTATGGGGTTGGAGTGATCGGGAAAACCATACTCTGAAGTAGTCTCAATATCAATGTACTGGATTCGAATCTTGTTGAAATCAAATTCGATAAATTCTGGGTATGCATCCGATATGAAAGAGTATTGAAACTGAATTCCACCATATACTTGGTCACCCATCTTCCTCTGCCACTCTCCAGCTTCTTTCATATTCTGGAATGTGATAGGTTCGACTGGTTCCCCCAAGTGGGTCGTAATATCACTGTCTAGAAAGGTTTGAGTATAGAGAGTGGGTTCATAAGGAACCCTTTTATTAAACCTATTGCCAGAAGAATCAATACCACGAAGAAGAATATCGTTACCTCGGGCGATAACGTTAGTGTAAAATTCCATTCTATAGTTTCTCCTATTTTTTCTAAAATCAGTATAGCAATATAGTAATCTATTCTCAATCGCATGTCAAGTAATTTTTTTATCCTTTAATCTGAGAATTCTTTCATAATCAAAATTTGGGCAAGACTTTATTGACACTTCCCGGTGTCCCTGGAAAGTTAAACTGACAAAACTTTCATTTAAAAGGTAACATAGGATCTTAAGTGACCAGAATTGTCTGGTTGTGAATCTCTTATTACCATGTAGACAAATAGAAATACTGCCCACATTATGCCCCTTCTGTGACGAGGGTATCATGTAAAGAGGTCGACCAATCTGTATTGCTCCATCACGTTTGATGAAAAAGTGGTACCCAACATCTCGCCAACCCCTCTTCAAGTGCCACTTTCTAATCACACTAATATCATCATGGTGATCATAGTCACTAGCGGAACAGTGGATGAATACTTTATTAACTTCTCTTTCTGTTTTGAATGTTTGGGTAAATTGTGTGGTGACCAATACTAATAAAAGTATCAATCTAATCATCAAATAATTTCCCCATATCAGCGGGAGAGTAGTTATCACCCTTTAGTAATTTTCCACCCTCATTATATACTGGCTTCCCATTTTTGTCAAGTTTTGACATGTTGGAACGATGAACCTCTTCGAATGCTTCATCAAGTGGTAGTCCCAGTCGATCACCCATACCATATACTACATATAGTAAATCCGATAGCTCCTTTGTGATCCTCTTCCGGAGCTCTAGATATTCCTGCTCCGAGGCTGTAGGCACTTCGGTATCCATTATATCAAGTAGGTCATCAAGTTCCTGGTATACTTCGTCTACCTCTTCAACTATGAGGTCTTGACCCAACAAGATATCATCATAGTTTTCCTCCGGTGGAAGTGTTGGCTCATCTTGATAATATAGATTGAACTTTCTATTGAAGTCCTTTACTTTTTCAAAATTTGTTTTTGTTCCCATAATATTAAATCTTTCGCTTTAAAGAATTCTTGAGCTTCTTCACGTGTCAACCATTTGACACCTTTCCACTCTTCACTTATAGTAGCATACCATTCATTTCCGGTATACCAGTCTTTCGAGTATTCTAATATCTTTGTGATATTAACTCCCTCCGATATTGTACTTTTGTACGAGCTCCCAGTTATCCTTTTCGTAATGTTTCAAAATCTTAATCTTTGCTATACCAACTCGTGGAGCATTGATCCTGTGTGGTTCTAGAACCGTCAACATGCTCCACTCTTCTAATAAACCGATGATAGTATTACGTCTCGCAATATCATCCTCTGAATAATTACTACTCTTACCATCTAGTCTGAATAGTTCTTTGAAGTGTGTGATATAGTATCGTCCTTTTTTGTGGAGAATATGACAGGTCTGGAATAGCCTTTTTGAATTGTTTGATGCTACCCCAATCCGGGTCAACGTCTCCTTAATTTTTAAGAAATCCTGTGGGGAGTTTAATTCTACTTCAATTAGTTCGGAAGTTAAGTCGTCATTCATTTCTTTCCACCCTTCTGCATTCTTTTTCTTATTTGTTGCAGATCTTCATCAGATAATAAAGCGAGGTATTCCTCAGCTCTGGGTGTATTTAGATTGAAGAACTCTTTTACAACTTCCAGGTCATCCTGTTTCTGTTCCTTCTCCCACTTTGCAAACCTATTCCTTTTCCTCACCCCCTTGAGATAAAAGTGGTATTGTAACCTATTATCGAGTTGGTGATTGGCGTTCATTTCATTAGCTAGGAATAGTGTATCTCTGTGATATGATAGACATCTATTAATGACGAAGGGAGTGTATAGCTTTTCCTCCAACGTGTTTTCAGGATTGGGCATCACATCATTCTTCGTCTTATTGATAGAGTTAAGAAAGTCTGTTAGTTTCACTTCACAACTTCCCCAGCCATAAGTTCAGTTAGGAATGCCACCATGTTGATCTCTTGATCGGCGACAAATGCGGCCTTATGTTGGTAATCAGCGAGAGTTAAAACAACCTGTGGTATTTGATCCGGCTTGATATGGTCGTATAAACCATCATAAATCATCCGAAATATCCTGGTCGAATCATTATTAAGATTCGCTACCACCCATGATCTCATTCCTTTGAAGTCCTGTTCTCGTAGGGTCGTCAATAATCCATCAATCTTGATATCGGTTTTCTTCAAAACATTATCGTCGATCTTTCCAGAAACAGAATGTCTTTGAAGCTCTGATAATACTCTTCGAAAATCAGGAAAGTACAACTTGATAAGTTTGATTAGTGAGTTCTTCTCATAGTCCACACCCTCAAGTTTCAATATCTCCTGTGTCCTCTTAAACAATTCCATTGCCAATTTTGGTTGTTCATCAGCTGGAAGTATGAATTCAATATTCACACACCTAGAATTTCTAATGGGTTCTATGATCCTATTAACATAGTTACAGGTTAGGATGAACCCACAATTAGCTGAGAACTCCTCCATAACACCCCTTAAAGCCGGTTGGGTGGTGTTAGCATTGAGGTGGTCAGCCTCATCAATAATAATGAACTTTCGACCACCAACTAGTGATACACTAGATGCAAAATCGGATATCCTGTTTCGTAGAGTATCTATACCGGAATCTTTCGATCCATTGATGAACATATAGTCACAGTCCAGTTCATCTAGAGCCGCTCGAGCAACACTAGTCTTACCGGTACCAGCTTGACCGTATAACAGAAGATTGGGTAATGAACCCTGTTTGATGAACCCTTTGAATACATCTTTGATCTCACTTGGAAGAATACAATCATCGACTCTTCGTGGTCGATACTTTTGGGGCCAGATGAACTCCTCGGCCCGGACTAACTCTTCATTCATAATATAGTAACCTTTCTAGTTATCCAACTTTCGAATCGGATTCTACGGCAATCCAGTATTCAATATTGGAGCCCTTGAAGTATCCAAACCCGGCCTTCTTTGTGGGTTCATAATAGATAGCGACATCATATTTACTGTCCAGTAATTTCATATTTTCTACTTTGAAAGAGAAGATAAAATCACCAGAATCAGTCTTTGATTGAGTTTCGATAGTATAATTGCTTGAGCTGGAATTCTCCGAATCATGTAGAACGATTTGAACCGCATCACCCAGGCTTGTCACCTGTAGATTCGGTAGAGACATCAAGCCCGATGCTTTCACAATATCCTTAACGGTATCCGAGTCCAAATCAAACTCCACATTATGACTGGGTAGTTCCAGTCTAGATTTAGCGGGCTTGTTTACATTATCGGGGCTGGAATAGACATACTTGATCGAATGCTTCTTGCCGGCACTTTTAATGGTTACGAACTCTGAACCAAACTCTAGTTCTGGTTCCTCAAATAAAGATAATGCTCCCAGGAACCTCGCGAGGTCGTAAATAGCAAAATCTTGTGGAAAATCCTCAGCAACAGTAGCTGTCGCCAGGATATTCTTGGATTTTGAAATCGTGCACAACTCATTCCCAGCTTTCACGAAGATGCTGGAATTGATAGTTGAAAAGTTTTTCAAAATTGCCAATGTTTCTTTAGATATTTTCATAATATAATTTCCTTTTCATTATAACCATTGTAATGGTTCCTCAGTGGGTTGTCAACCCCTAGTTCCCGATTCAATCATTCCATTTTGTGTTTGCACAACATAACTGATAGTTCTAGAAAATCTCAGTTCTTCTATAGTTTTACATCCAGCATAAGACATTCCCGAAAGAATCCCACCACATAGCTCTTGTATTATATCACGACATGGTCCAGTCGAGTCAACATTAATTGAAACACCCTCAGCAGTCTGTTTCGTACATCCTCTAGCCTCACTGCTCGCCATTCCCCTATATCCCAGACCACCAAGCGATTCATCACATCCAGCGAAAAATCTTCCAGACATAACCGAATCAGCTCCAGCATAAATCGCCTTAACAATATCACCCGAATACTTTAATCCACCGTCAGCGATAATCGGTATATTGTGACCATGGTGCTGTAATCCAGTTGCCACCATTTGTATGGCAGTGAATTGTGGTACTCCAAATCCAGTCTGTAGTCTAGTAGTACAAACTGATCCTGGCCCTATTCCAACCTTGATCGCATGAACACCAAGATCAGCGAGAAATAATGCTCCAGGAGCTGATGCTACATTTCCAACAATGATATCGGCATCAGGCAGATACATTTGACATAACTCTACCATAGTTTGTATAGCCGTAGAATATGCATTAGCGATGTCTATACAAATTGCTTTGGGTTGGATTGGAACCAATGACTTCAAAACTTCAACGTGTTTATCCCCAATACCGAGGGTGGGTACGGCCGGTGCCCAGTCATCACTAAATTCATAAATACTTTTTTCTACCAATTCAGCTGTGGCTCGTTCCTTGGTATCTCTACACAGAAACCCACAACCACCATTCTCACTCATAGCATAAGCTAGATCATAACCAGTAACAGTATCCATATTAGCCGATATAATGGGAATATCCATACTAATATTAGTTGTCAATCTAGTTTTTAATGATGGTGTTGAACGAGATTCTAAACTCTCCGTAGGTATCAACAAGATATCATCATAGGTGTGGCCTGTAAACATTATTATTCCTTATCTTTCAGAGTGGAGAAGTCCCCAACTTTTTCAAATTCTAGTACGTCCTCAAATACTTCGAGTAAAACATCGGTTTTATGTGATATAATAAAGAGATTGTCGCCCTGCTTCTCCAACACTGAAATTATTTTTAAAAAATCATCTGTACCTTCCGAATCTAGTGAAGAGTCGAATAACTCATCAAGTATCAATAGATTGGTACTCACCGAGTTCCTCATTTTCGCGATTTCCCTCCAACAAAAAAGAATAGCTAAATCAATTCTCTGTTTCTCACCCTCCGAAAAAGAGTCATAGGAAAACTCGTCTCTATGTCTCGATTTTATCTCTTCATTGAAGTTTTCATCCAAGTTGAAATTAACGAAGAAATCAAACTCAGTGAGATACTGATTGATCAGTTGGTTCATGATAGGAAGGTATCGCTCAATTATTTTTGTCTTGATACCAGAATCCCTCAATAACAGGGAAGCGGTGTTATAGGTATTTTGTACACCTTTCTTTCGGTACCTATCTTCCTCGATAGATTCAAGCTTTTCCTCTTCGTGAACTAAATTGTCTTTCGCCCCGGCGGTATCCTCACTTGTACTTAGTGCTGTTATTTCTTCTTCTAGTTGTTTTATATTCGATCTCTTATTTGTTATATTGATTGAAATTCCATGTAGATCCTGTTGGTGTCCCTGTATCTTAGTCTGGATATCATCTATGGTATTAATAGTATCACTCAGTGTACTAATAGTATTACCCATTTTTGATAATGCTTTTTCTAGGCCTTCTAGCTCATCTTGAAAACCATGAATACAGGATTCGGCGAAATCTTGACCTATTCTCTGGTTACAAGTTGGACAATCACTTTCTTTATTTTCCTCAAAGAATACTATTTCAGTTGATTTCTCGTTTCTCTTCCTTTCAGCTTCTTTCTGTAAATCAAGACACTTTTGGTATTTCTTATTGATATCATCAGCATTCTTGATTTTACCCAACAAAATAGATACCGACTTATTCAGTACTGCCTCTTGTTGTTCTAGAGCCTTGATATCTGATTCATTTTCTCGTATCTTTGTCTCTATCTTTTCCTTTTGTTGGTCGTTCTTCTTTTCCAGACTTTCGATGTATTCTCTTTGTAGTCGCACCTTCTCTTTTTGAATACTAAGATCCTTTGATATCTCCGTTAAATCATCCTTGAGTAAAAGGGATCTAGTCTTTAGGGCATTATTCATGAGACTAAAAATACCGATGTCTAGAATGTCCTCGATAACAGAACGTCTATGATGAGGTGGTAATTTCATGAATGGTGTGAAAGAGGAAGAACCCAGGATAACAATTTGTGTGAATGATTTGTAGTTCATTTTCAAGATGTTCTTTTCCAGCTTCTTCTGAAAATCTTTTACACTTGAAGTATGCTCCAACTCTTTACCATTCTCGTGGACTTCAAATAGGTTAGGATTAATACCACGTTTTATATGATATTTCTTGGTACCGATGGTGAAGTCAATTTCCACCATACAGTTTTTCTCATTGATACTATTGATAAGTTGGGGCTTATTAATTCGTCGAAATGGTTTCCCAAACAACACGAAGGTGAGAGCGTCGAGGATTGTCGATTTTCCAGCTCCATTTTTTCCAACTATCAGTGTATTATTGGGTCGTACTAGATTTACTTCTGTAAAAGCATTCCCCGTTGAAAGGAAGTTTTTGTATCTTATTTTTTCGAATACTATCAATGTTACTCCATTTCAAGAGCTTCTGAATGAAGGGTTCGCATCAAGGATACTAGCCTTCGTTTTTCCTTCTCTTCTACGTCACCCATAGCATTAATATACTCATTTAATAGTGACAGTGTATCCTCTACCATACCAACCTGGGTAGAACTCGATGTACCCAGCTCAAAACTATCCACAATAGTTAAATCGTAGGGGTTTGACTCCTGGATCTTATCGATGAATCTTTGAAATAATCCCGAATCCTTTTTTGATTCAGTAATTACCTTAACATATCTACTTTCATACTGATCGAATTGAAAAGAGTTGAAAAATTCTGTGTAATCAGTCACATCAGTATCATTATAATAGACCTTATGAAACATCTTGAATGGATTCTTGATGTACTCCAGTTCTCCAGTCTCAGTATCAAAAACATGGAAGCCTCTATCGTCACCATGATCATGCCATGTAATCTCATAGGTAGATCCAAGATAATGAGTATTCCCCTTTGTTGATTTGTGATGATAGTGGCCAGTCATAACCATATCAAATTTGGAATACTTAGTATAGTCTTCACCTTTATCCATTTTATGGCCGGCATACATTTCAAACCCATTTAGCTCGAGGTGTCCCATGATAATCTTAGCATCAGTATCAGCTATCAACTTCTCCGAATCAGCTCTATTCTCATCATTGATCCAAGGAAGGAAAAGGATTTTAGTACCATCATAAATCCTCTCTATTGGATCGGGAAACACCTTGATAGTTTTGTAATCTTCTTCCCCTATGATTTGTTGAGGCGAGTTGATTCGATTAGTTTTCTTGAAATAAGTATCGTGGTTACCAATAATGATATCCAGCTTGATATTATTTCGTTCAAACTCTTCGAGGAACTCTGTTTTAAAACGATGGATGGTATTATAATTACCAAATTTTCGGCGGTCCATGATATCACCCAAGTGTATAACCTGTCTAATATCATTATCCCTGAGATATGGGAAAAATTCTCCATCCCAAAAATCATAAAAATAGTCCGCGAAGACTAAATTATCATTTCTAGCTCCGAAATGAGTATCAGTAATTAGGGCTATTTTCATTCTTCCAATAACTCCGGTTCAGCTTCCTCATTTAATACTATCTCAGTACCACAGTATGGACAAAACTTGATACCTTTGTTTGAAATCCTCGATCCACAGGCGGTACAATACTTCCACTCTTTCTTACTCATCTTTGTCGGTGTCCTCCATCCCAGGACTAGGGACATCATCCATGAAAGCCTCTAGTTTCTTGGATTTCTCAGCATTCTTTTTCTTTCGTTCTTCCTTTTTTAATTTCATTTTTTCTTCATAATCATCGATGAAATCAAAAATATTGTCGTATGCCATTTCTGATGTGACAGAGAAGTTAGAAGTGTCATGTGGGTTCAATTCCCCAATCTTATCGTACTTCTGTATCGCTAACTCCATCATCTTACATTTGATATATGTCTCTTTATGCTCTGATTTAATCCTTCTGATAAAAGCGAAATGGGCTATCTGAGAAAAGTATGCGAATGGATTACTTGATTTTTCTGGATTAAAATTACCAATGTATCTAAGGCAGTTTTCCACTCCATCTAGTACCATATCTTCCCGGTATGTGTATCCAAAGAAATTACTCTTCTTTGACATATTCTCACATATCTTGTGTATACAATCAGCGATATATTCTGGAACAGGTGGTAGATCCATATCGTCTTTTAAGATCCCCTTAGCCCTCTGCTCCTCTTTCGCTTGATTGAGACGTTCAATATAATATTTCATATGCTCGAACAATTCCTTGTTATTCACATAATCGGTATCACCTGGTCTTCTTCTTTTTCGCTTGGGTTTATTATCTACTTTCTTTTTACTCGCTTTCGCCATATTTTTCTCACTTATATAACCATTATAGGACATGTGAAGACTCTTGTCAACACATTTTTAAAATTATTTTTAAGATTGGATCATTATATATTCAAATGGACATACTGGTGTCCTCTCTGTTGCAGTAGCTACTAGTAAGCTACTAGTGCTGCTTGCGCACTGCGCTTGCAACTAGCTAGTATACTAGCAAGCTAGTAAGCTACTAGCACGGTAGCGTTGGTTCGCAGAACCAACCTACCCGATGATCGTAGATCATCGGAGCTAAGCTTACACTGCTTTGCAGCTTAGGTAGGCCTGTTTTTGCACGAAACAGCAAACTATTTTCATTTTCTTGAAATTATTTTTGCTTTTTGTAAGGCAACACCTTTAAACCCTCAAAAGTATAGCTTTTAGTTTTTACTGGGAATCCTTCCTCATAGTAGTATTGTAACCTCTCAAGCGAGTGCTTGAACAGGTAATTTTGATTTTT